ACCCTCTCTGCCAGTAAAATCAAGGCTTCCGAGCATTTTGCTTGGAAGCCTTTTTCTGTTCTATTTTTATTTTTGACAGCCTTTTTGACAGCCTGGCTGTCACTTGGAATACTTTTCTTCACACTTGATTATTTTTTCCGTGATGCCTTCCTGCATCTGCTCTGTGTTGTGCACATATCTATCCATCGTGAATGATGCAGATGAATGACCAAGGCGCAGCTGTATCTTCTTCGCGCTGATCTCCTGCTCTGCAAGCATGGTCGCGTGCGTGTGTCGAAAGGAGTGAAAGCGGAGATTCTTCGGCAGGTTCAGCTTCTCCTTCAAATCGGCGAAGATGTGCGTCAGGGCGGTCAGTGTCATGGGCTGACGTACATCTTTGAGGGAGCGGAAGATATAGTCATCCTTCGTGAGACGAATGCCCTGCGAGAGTAGCTGTTCGGCGAGCTTCTTTTTCCACGCAAGAAGGTTCTGTACGGCAGCTGGAGAGAGTGTGACCGTGCGAACACTGTACGCCGTCTTGGGTGCGCCCTCATACTCCTCAGACCCGCGCTTTCGCGCCTTGGAAACATGGATGAGAGCAGCATCCGCATCGAAGTCCGACCAGCGCAGTGCGACAATCTCACCCCGGCGCAATCCAGTTCCCCATGCAAAGGAAAAGAGGTGCTCGATCTGCGATCCACTCACGGCACTCATGAGCGCGTGATAAATTTCAGGTGTTACAATCCCTGTCGTTGTCGCCGTGTGTTTTGGTTTGCGGATGAACTCCATCGGATTGTTCTCGACCAGTTGTTCAAATTTTGCCGCCTTAAAGATGGAGTGGAGAAGCGTATAGACTGCCTGTCTCGTGCGATCTCCCTTGATCTGTGAGAGAACACGCTTTATTAGTGCAGGCTTTACATCATTGATCTTCATGTTGGGTGGGATGATGGAGAGGATATACTTGGACAGAAACCTGCGATAGGTCGTCAGCGTCGATTCTTCGAGTTTATCCACATCGCGCTTTGTTTGTAAGAAAGTCTCGGCGAAGTTGTGGAATGTGTCAACGAGGAGGAAGTCGGAGAAGTTCGCGGCAAGTACACGCCGCCGCTCTACTTCTAAGTCTTTTAGACTGTAGGCGTAGATGTACCGCTTGACCCGCTCGCCCGTGATGGGATTCTCGACGGTCACGCTTGATTGATAGCGCCCGTCCTTGCGTTTGGTTGGCATGGCTACATCTCCCTGATAATTGGAAAACCTATGTTCTTTGGTTGCTTGTAAGAAAACGGCGAATCCGATACAGTGGGTTCGCCGCTTTTGTGCTGTTCGATGAACAGAGATGATTTGTCGGCGATGACAAATCATTGAGCAGTAAAGCATCTCTTTACAACTGCGCACTTTACTTTTTGCGGAAAAGCGTGCATTTACTTGACAAAATAAGTCAAGTATAAGTGCATAAATCGGGAGAAAAGTAAAGTAAGGGATATAGTGATCGGATAAAGAGGTTCAGCAGACACCTGTATTTTTTACGGATTTTTGTAGCTATCTGAACGGCTCTTTGCAGTTTTTCAAGAAAACTGTTCATTTACTTGTGTTTTTTAGCAGAAACTGTCAATTTACTTTCAACACTATGTTTGAAAGTAAATGTGTTGCGCTATCGTGAAGAAGTCTCACATTGTATTTTGCGTTTGATGCAAATTGTATTTCCAACTCCGTCGAAATCGAGGGGATTAACCGTGCCGGATTCGAGGCGGTTAGTCCTGTTTTTCTATCTTATATTTTTTCAGCAAGCGATCAACCTCTGCCGCCCCTGCTTCATCAACAGGGCGAAATCCTTTCTTGTATGCTTGTGTAATGAATAAGTCGTTATACATCCAAAAGAGCATTGCGTTTACAGCGATACCGATTGGGAGACCGGTTGGGAAGGTGAGCAGGGTGGCGGCGAGACTCCCTAGTCCCCATTTCCAGTCACGTCTCCAGAGAGGGACAAAGAAAGAGAGGAAGAGACACGTCCAAGAGATGCCGGTAGGGAAGTTCTTTGTTTCTCCCGTAACGGGGTGTTTCAGAATAATCATGACTAGCTCCTTTTCCTACGGATGGTTATAAAATGCGTCTTATCCCTCAGTCGGTTTGTCCTTCAGCATCTTCTCAAGGATAACCCACATAAAGGTCTGTGCATCAATCAATCGCGTTTCTGTTTCAAAACGCTTGGCAATCAAGGGGCGGGCTTGCTGCAAAATGTTGTTGTATGCAGTGTAATTATCCCATGAAATGTGCCCGCTCATCTTGAAGTCTAAACCTAGATAGGAGAACAGTTTATCGAATCTACTCGGGCGCACGGGGGCAAACTGATTCATGTCGCGCAGGAAGAACAGTGTAGAGAGAAGTCCGTAGTCCCGTAATTCGGGAAGTGCATGATTGAATGCCGTTTTTGCGTCGTTGTTGCAGAAGATTAGGTAGAGCGTTTTATCCATTTGTGCCATATCGGCTTTACGGAGATCATCTCTCTTGCGCCAGTCGATGAGATTCATATCCTGCTGGAAGAGAAAGTCTGTCACAAAGCCAGAGATGCTTCCGTCACCAACATTCTCAGCAGTGAAACGTTTGCCGTTCCACTGAACGATAAAGTCGAAGAAGAGCTTCGACTTGTAGCCCTCCCATGCCACGAGGAACGGATTCCGTACGAAGTTGACCGGCTCGCCGTTGCTCTCCTCGTGCACGGTGTCCTCGAACTTGTCCATCAGCTTGTGAAAAATAGGCGTATCGATGTTATATGTTTCCATGTCCAGCCCTTCTTTCTGAGGTCATTCTTTTTATATTCTTTTTCCATTCTGATGATATTCCAAAATGGAATCACACACGGCTTGCACATCGCTTTAGTTCGATGAACTCTTTCGGCACACCGACAGATGCGGCGAGCTGGTAGATAGAGCAGTCCGCATACTCGCGCAGAAAACCATCTGGGAGCAAAAGCTCAACGGCGAATGTGTTTGCCTGTATCTCGAATTTGTCCCGTGAAAACATCGTGTAGCGTGTAAGTTTTGGGACGTTGAGGTCGGCATGCAGAATCGAGTGCGCAAGTTCGTGAGCGCAGACAAATCGCTGCAGCTCCTCGGAGAGTGCATTATTCAAGATGATATTTTGAAATCTGCGATACCGAACATAAAACCCGTAGGTCGTTTTCATCGGCTCATACAGGATCCCGATGTTGCGCTCACGAGCGATATCAAATGGATTGTTTGTGTTGTAACGTTCCGCTATCCCTATAGCAACCTGTCGCGGACTCATGGTTCAATCCTCGTGACGATACTTTTTAGGCGTGAACTTTTTCTTTGCCATGCGTTTTGAAAGTGTCATGGCGTGCAGAAGAGCAGCTCTCAACATCTCGCGATCCTCTTCATCCTCCGGATCGTCGCTCATCGCTGCAGCGCCATTGAGCGAATCGACCATGTTTTCTAAATCACGTGTGATTTGGCGCTCATCTTTTGGTGTGAGTGGAGGAAGTGAAGCAGGCGGAGCAGGAGGAGTAGCTACATCGTCACCATCTACCAAAGCAGATAAAGCTACCCCGGTCGCTTTTGCAATTAAATCCAGTGTTGAAAGGCTTGGATTGTACCGATCTTTTTCAATATCTCCGATGTAGGAGCGAGACAAGCTTGTTTTTTGAGCAAGCTCCACCTGTGTTAATCCCGCCACTTTTCGCGCCTCTCGGATTTTAGCTCCAATACTCATAAAGAAGATCCTTTCGCCGTGCGGTTATTCCGTCTTTTTTGATTATATAACATTTTTGACGGAAATACTATTGACAAAATGACGGAAATACTGTAGTCTAAAGAAGACGACGGAAATGCAAGGAATCGAGGGGGTGATATTGATGGGAAGAATTGAAGCCGTCATTAAGGAAGCACGAGATCGGTCTGGAATGACACAGTACCAGATCGCTGATGCTGTTGGTGTGTCCAGGGCTTATTATGCAGACGTAGAGCGGGGGCGGTACACCCCCAGCCTTAAGCTGCTCTCGCGTCTTGCTGTGCTCCTGGACATTGACCTTAATTTTTTGAAGGGAAATGACGGAAATACCTGTACTTGATATGTCAAAGTACAGGCTGTTCAAGAATATCCTACCCCTAGGAAAAGGAGGAGAGCAACATGATGAATGAAACATTGGACACAACCCCGAAGCCCGTTCGCCGTGCATTCCGCGAAGTCATTGCACAGCACGGCATGGTTCACTCGCTGAAAAAGACACCGTGCAACGGGGTCTCCATCTACGCGATGGTATCGTCGGACGCGGATGGAGAGTGGTTTGAGTTCTCCACGATCTATGTGCGTGATACGGGAGAACATTGGGAGACGCATTTCAGCCTCAGTGGTGATGAACTCATTCGCTTCGCTGAGATTGCAAGGGATTTCCAGGCTCTGAACGAGCCGGCAGATGATTTGGAGGACATGTAAGAAATCCTTACACGTTCATCATACGCGAAAGGAGGGAAAAGATACATGACCAAGATTGCACCGTCCACGGCGGTCAATCGGTACTATTTAGCCCGCATGGCGGCGGCAGAGCAGAACGAACGTCTCAGTAGTCGCGAGGGGGCAAGCGAGGAAACGAGCATTGACAGGAAAAGGCTTCAACGCATCGAGATCGGAACACTGAACCCGTATCCCGAAGAAGTTCTCCTGATGGCGGATGCGTACCATGCGCCTGAACTGCTAAATTATCACTGCTCGCAGTGTTGTCCAATCGGACAGCGTACAGTACCACGTGCAGAGTCGAACGAACTTGACCGCATCACGGTGAAGTTCATGAACGCGATCGAGCAGCTCAAAGGCTCTGATAAAGAGCTTTTGAGAATCGCAGAGGACGGTGCACTATCGGCGGATGAAATTCCGCAGATGGAACGGGTACTTGATGGAGTCCGCAAGCTCGCGGCAATCGCCTGTGAGATTCAGATTTATCTTGAAAAGCACCGTTGAGGAGGTGATGAGGTGAAACAAGAGACGATCCCCGTGTGGGAGAAAGCGGCACTCACCATTGAGGAGGCAGCGTCCTATATGGGGGTTCACGAAAATCTGGTACGGGCGTTGGCGAACGCTTCGAAGCACGACCTGAACGACTTCCCTGCATTCTGGGTTGGACGGGTTATCAAGGTGGCGCGGAAGCCTCTGCTCAAGTGGCTTGAGGATGTTGCGACATCGCACCGTGATCTGAATCGGGCAGTGGCGATGGTTGAGAATGCCACGAAGATGGAAATGCGGCGCGGTCGCCCACGCAAGAGAATCATTTCGGGAGGTGTTTAAGATGTACGAACGCAAAACGCACGATGAGTGGCAGGTTCAGGCTCTCTATGACGGGGCATGGGAGATTGTCACCTATGCGAGCACACGGCAGGAAGCACGGGAACAGCTCAAATGTTACGACGAGAACGAACACGGTATTCCGCATCGCATCGTCAAAGTACGGGTTCCAAAGAAGGAGGCGATCGCATGAACGCCAAGGCAATCATCGCAGGCGGTATCGTTGCAGGAGCGGCGATCCTCTGCGCAGGGGCGTGTAATCCTTGGGAGGACGGACGGAATGCGGTGCTCGTCGAGGAGGTCTACACGGTGCGCCCCGGTGATACGCTCTGGGGCATCGCAGAGACGTATGTCCGCAAAAATACCGGCACGCGCCGGTACATCCTCGAATACAAGTCGGGGATTGAGGAGCTGAATCCGTGGCTCCTCGAACGCCACGGGATGATCTATCCCGGAGATAAGTTGACCCTGACGTACTGGGTCAAGGGTGAGGAGGAGTAAAGATGAAGACAGACGTCATAAAGGAAGCCGCAGCATTCGTGCTGCAAGGGAGTTCCTACAATGGGACGGGGGAGACTGTTGAAGTCTCCTACGCCGAGCTGCGTGCAGCAGAGGTTGGAACGTCATGGGAAGCCTATGACGACAACAACTGCGGTCGCGCTCTCAATGAGGAGTCCGCAGAGGTTGTCTACAAGACTGGGCGCGGATGTGCAGTCTTATTCCGGAGCTGTGGAACAACGGATGACCCCAACCCCGAGGATTGGGAGGATACCCCCGAACTCGTCTGGTATGAGTTCGCGTGAAGGAGGAGAAGGAATTAAGTGATCCCCATTTTTGAGTAGGTGCGACGGGATGCCCCGTGAATATGTCAAGAGGCTTGGAGTGATTTAGGTGCAAAAAACAAAAATCGAGTGGTGTGACAGCACTTGGAATCCTGTCACTGGGTGTTTCCACGAGTGCGAATATTGCTACGCCAGGAAGATTGCAAAACGCTTTAGCGGTGCAAGCGAGACAGATGCAGAAGGTACACTTCATGACTTGGAAAACGCCGCGGTTATGGGCTTCAAGAAAGCCCCGTATCCGTTCGAGTTTGAGCCGACTTTTCATCGTTATCGGCTGAAACAGCCAAAAGGATGGAAAAAGCCGCAGAACATCTTTGTGTGTTCAATGGGAGACTTATTCGGCGAATGGGTACCGGACGAATGGATCGACGCAGTTTTCAAAGATTGCGAAGAAGCTCCGCAGCATAATTATTTGTTCTTAACGAAAAATCCAGGCCGATACATGATGCTCGAAAAGACCGGGAAATTACCGCACCGTGGAAATATGTGGTTCGGCTCCACGGTAACGGGGCCGCATGATTTTTACTTATGGATGAGGGACGTAGTGGCACATTGTTTCCTTTCGGTTGAACCGATTCATGCACCGCTTGGCAAAATGAATGTAGATTCAGAAAAGCCGGAATGGGTAATCATCGGCGCGGAATCTGGGAACAGAATAGGAAAAATTATCCCGCAAAAGGCATGGATTTATGAATTGACCAGGGAATGTGACAAATACGGCATCCCGGTGTTTATGAAAAATAGCCTGGTTCCTATTTTAGGTAATGACAATATGCGCCGGGAAATTCCAAAGGCTTTGACGTGGCAAAAGGAGAGATGATAATGGGATATTTGAAGATGGCGAAGTGTCCGGAATGCGGACAAGACGTTTTGCGCGTTCCGAAGGCTCCGGGTTATGCCCTTTGTGAACCGGATGAAGTCCAGTATCAAGAAAAGAAAAACGGGAAAATCACCATCGTCAGGCCGAATGGGGAAATATGCAGGGCAGTTTTTACGGACGACCTCTCTAAAGTAACAGGGATTGGCTATGTTATGCACACATGTTGAAAGGCAAAAGAAAAAGCACCCGATGCGGCGACAACCGCACAGGGCGCAGAGGAATAAGTTTTCATCGTGAGTATATCACGGATGAGTGAGTGATGCAACATGACCTCAGAACAGACGACTGAGAGTGGATACAACGTGTGCCCTAGTGGCGGCGTCATATTCATTGACCCGCCGCGTCGGCTGGACGCAGAGATGGTGCGCGGGATTGAGGAGATGGCAAAGTTCTATCTACGGAAATACGGAAAGAAAACCCATACAACGGATGAGGAGGAAAGACAACATGAAGATACTGAGCCTGACGCTTGAGAACTTCCGCAGCATCAAGAATCTCACCGTCAACTTTGACGGCAAGGATGCGGATGTGCTCGGCGCAAATGGGACGGGCAAGACCACTATCGCCAATGCGATCTGCTGGCTCCTGATTGACCGTCCCGCTACGGAGGAGTCGGACTTTACGCCAAAGACGGAGGGCACGCACGGGCTGAACCACAAGGCGGAAATGACCGTCGAGCTTGCTGACGGTCAACGCATGACCCTTGCGAAAGACTTCTATGAGAAGTGGACGCGCAAGCGCGGTTCATCCACTGAGGAGTTCACGGGCAACGTCACGGACTACTACGTGGACGGCATGAAGTCCAAGAAGAAGGAGTATACGGAGGCACTTGAAACCGTCTGCGGGATTGACCTTGAGCGTGTCAAGATGCTGATGGTTCTCGGCTACTTTGCCGACACGATGAAGACCGACGAGAAGCGCCGCATCCTCTTTGAGATGGCGGGAGAGTTCGACGATACGGCGGTCATCGCAGCCAATGAGGAGCTAGAAGGCATCGAGGATTTCTTCCTCATGCCGGGAACGGAGGACAAGCACTATACCGTCGAGCAGTGGAAGAAGATCGCTGCTGAACAGAAAAAGAAACTGAATAAAGACCTTGAGACACTTCCCGCCCGCATTGACGAGGCGAGCAAGAACGTCGCCGAGAACATCGAGGACGCGGAAACGCTGAATGCAGAACTGCGCCGACTGGAGGAGAAGAAAGCTGACCTTGAGGAGCAGAAACGCAGCATCAGCACGGAGGACGGCAAGCAGGAGGCAACACGCGCCGCGCTTGCGGGACTTGAAGTAGATCTTGCGAAAAAGCGTGCCGCCTACATCGAACAGAGCGCGTCGGCAAACAAGGAGCTGAATGCGGAGATCGAGGAGGTGACGCGGCGCAAGAACGATGAGGCGAATCTCCTTGAAAAGACCAAACGCGAACTGAGGGAGTCAACTGAAAAGCGGGATAGGATGACCGCACAGCGCAAGGCACTCATGGAGGAATACGCCGCCGTCTCAGCGCGGCAATGGGACGAGAACGCGGAGATTTGCCCGACCTGTCATCAGCCGCTCCCGCCCGAGCAGGTAGAGGAGCTTCGCGCAGCGTTTAACGAAAAGAAATCCGCCGAAAAGGAGGACATCAATCGGCGGGGACAGGCGTGCAGTCAGGTAGAAATTGAGGCGCTGAATGAAAAAATTGAATCTCTCGTCGAAGATGCTTTGGCGTCGGAAAAAATACTCAAGGAAAAGACAGAGCAGATCAGCAAGCTGAACGCCTCTATTGGAACTCCTCCACCGTTTGAGGAGACGGAAGAGTACAAGGAGATCACCTCCCACATGGAGGAGCTGCGTGATCGTCAGAGACTTGGACAGAGTGCGGCGGATGGAACGGCGAATGCCTATGACCGGGACATTGCGGCAATCAAGGACGAAATCGCGGCGGTCAACCTTCGCATGGCAAAAGCACAGTCCTCAGAGGATAGCCGCAACCGTGTCGGAGATCTCAAGCAGAAGCTCAAACACACCGCTGAACAGCTGGAATACATCGAGCATGGGATTCACCTGTGTGAAGAGTTCACCCGGACAAAGGCGCGGATGGTGACGGACAGTATCAACGCACATTTCAAATTCATCCGCTTCCGCCTGTTCCGCAACCAGATCAACGGTGGGCTGCGTGAGGTGTGCGAGCCGATGGTCGAGAACAAGGCGGGCGATTGGGTTGAGTATCGCAGCGCGAACTACGCCGCACAGGTAAACGCGAAGCTGGACATTGTGTCAACGCTCGGCAAGCACTATGGCGTGCATCTCCCCATCGTGATGGACCAAGGAGAGAGCGTCACAGAGCCGCTTGCCGTCGATGAGCAGCTGATTCGGCTCATCGTCTCGGCCAAGGACAAGGAAATCAGAGTAGAGGTCAAGGAGTAGGAGGAAAACATCATGGGACAGGCAGTAGCAATGCGCAATCAGACACCCGCCCGTACGATTGAGGACTGGGTGGAGAGCGAGAACATCAAGCAGAAGTTTCAGGAAGTGCTCGATAAGGGGGCGGGGGCATTCGTCACGAGCATCCTCAGCCTTGTAAAGTCCACGCCGCAGCTTGCAGCGGCAGACCCCAAGACGGTCATCAGCGCGGCGATGACGGCGGCGACGCTCAAGCTTCCGATCAATCCGAATCTCGGGTTTGCGTACATCGTCCCCTATAAAGACACGGCGACGTTCCAGATGGGCTACAAGGGCTATATCCAGCTGGCAATGCGCACGGGACAGTACAAAACGATCAACGCCTCCGTCGTCTACGAGGGGCAGATCGAGGATGTTGATTTCGTCACGGGTGAGATCATCCGTGGGAAGAAAAAGAGCGACAAGGTCGTCGGCTACGTCGCCTACTTCGAGCTTATCAATGGGTTCTCCAAGATGGTCTACATGAGCCACGAGGATATGATGCGCCATGCGCTGACCTACTCTCAGGCGTATAAGTATGACCAGAAAAACGGAAAGAAAAGCAGCGTGTGGACAACGAACTTTGAAGCGATGGGGCTCAAGACCGTACTCAAGCAGCTCATCAGCAAGTACGGCATCATGAGTATCGATATGCAGGGCGCAGGACTGGAAACGGCACTCAGCGCAGACAGCACGGATGATGTATATGAACGCAGCCCGCAGAATGTGACGCCGCTCGATACTGCGGTCAAGGAGCAGACGATAGAAGCCACTGCGGAAGAGCAAGGCAGCGCACCCGACAAACTGTCTGCGCCGCCGACGGCCGACCCGCTCGAAGGGCTTGCATTCTAACCATGGACATCAAGATCATTGCGTCGGGGAGCAGTGGGAACGCCTACCTCATCGGGGATGGCGTGACCCGCCTCCTCCTTGACGCAGGAATCCCGTTCAAACGCATCCAGATCGGCTGCGGCTTTCGGACAAGCAGCATTGACGGCTGTCTCGTGACCCACCGTCACGGCGACCACGCCGCGTCGATTCCAAAGCTCCTGCAGCGGGGAATCACAGTTTACAGCAATGCAGACGTGGCAGGTCTTTATCCGGGCGTGCAGAGCGTAGATGCATTGAGGGAGTTCCGCATCGGGACATTCCGCATCCTGCCATTCGAGGCGGAGCATGACGTTCCGTGCTACGGGTATCAGGTCACATCGGCAGCGACGGGCGAAAAGCTCGTCTACATCACCGATAGTGCCTACGTCAAATACACATTTTCCGGATTGACCCACATCATGATCGAAGCGAACTACGACGAGGACATCATGCTCGGCAACGTGAGAGACGAGAAAATCCCGTTCTCACTTGCTGAGCGCGTCGCGGGAACGCACATGAGTATTGATACGCTGATTGACCTCCTGCGGGCGAATGACATGACGAAGGTGCGGCAGATTTACCTCCTGCATCTTTCGGATAATAACAGCGACGCGGAGGCGTTCAAGAGGCTGGTGCAGCAGGAGACAGGCGCAGAGGTTTATATCGCATGATACTCGTCGGACACGTTGTCAAGGAAGCGGATGGGGGCGCAATGGTTTACGTCCCCTATCCTGCGGGACAAAGAAAGCCTGATGGCTGTCATGAGAGTGTCGGCGTAGAGTTCGTAGACAAGCGTCGTATCAGTGCAAAACAACGGCGCAAGGCCTATGTGCTGATCTCCTACATCGCCGCATGGTGGGGCTACACTCCACTCGAAGCAATGAAGGAGATGCTGAAGCTGATGTTTGTCGGCGAGGCGGAGACCCTGCGGCGAACGTTCTCACTGTCTGATTGCGACATGACGACGGCACGGCTGTTTATCACGTATCTCATCGACTTCTGCCTCCTGCATGGCGTAGATGTAGGAGAGCCGCTGTATCAGCTCTCAGAGGACATCCCGCGCTATGTGTGGGCGTGCCTCATGAATAAGCGGTGCGCGGTGTGTGGCAAAAAAGCGGAACTGCATCACGTCGATGCGGTCGGCATGGGACGCAACCGCAAGGAGATATGTCACGTCGGGATGCGTGCGCTTCCTCTTTGCAGGGAGCACCACACAGAAATCCATGCTGTTGGACGCGAGGAGTTTTTGAAGAGATATTTCCTCGAACCAGTGCGGATTGATGAACGCATCGCGAAAGTGTATCGGCTGAAAGCGAGGTGAATGATATGTTTGTCGTCAATGATTTGGAGCGTCTAACGGAATACGGGTTTGAGAAGACGGGAATGAAAAACCGTAAGGGGCGGATGCTCTATCAAAAGGATCTCGGTGAGACAAAGGCGTATCAGTCCGTCGGCATCCTGAGTCTCCTAGTGAATCCGTATGACAGTGTTCACGAAAACGAGCTTGTTGTTCATTGTCGCTGTGAAATGGACGCGAAGGCGTGGGACGCGCATGAGCCGCCTATTGTTTGGTCGTTCGAGGAGATCGGGAAGCTCGTGCGCGACGGTGTTGTGGATTGGGTAGAAAGCATCCTTTCATGAAGGAATAGAGGTGGTGAACAGTGTTTAGCATGATTACCCAGCTGACGGCATTCGGAAGAATCAGCATTGACAACCTTTCGGCAACGGCTCAAGCCCTCTATCTCAGATTGATTCTGATTGATAACGGGCTTGGCTGGCCGGAACGTTTCTACGCTTCGAATTCTCGGCTAATGACAGAGGCAGGGATTAACAGCGAGAAAACACTTATCACAGCAAGAAATCAGTTAATCCAAATGGGACTTGTCGAGTACAGAAAAGGCACTGCCAAAGGAAAGGCGAGCACGTACAAGCTCAAAATTATCCCGACTACTGGCGTAACTACTGTAGGAACCACTGTAGCATCGGCTGGCGTAACTACTGTAGGAACTACTGTAGGAACTACTGTAGCATCGGCTGGCGGATCGGGCGCCTATATGGCAGACCAATATAGACAAGAAAAGACTAGACAAGAAAAGACTATAGCTGCTGCAACGCGCGCGCGCGAGGGGGACAGTGCCCTTGCAGAAGTAGTGCGCGTGTTCGAGGAAAACATCCACCCTCTCAGCGGGGCGATTGAACGGGATAACCTGATCGACCTCGTAGACGAATACGGGGGGTTATGGGTAACGTCTGCCATCGGGGAGGCGGCACTGTCAAGCGGGCGTAATCTGCGCTATATCACGGCGATTCTTGAGCGGTGGAAGCGCGAGGGATTCAAAGCACCGAGAAAGAAAGGCGGTGGAAGTTATGGGCCTAGTATCCGCAAAGGAGATATGGCTGGAGATGGGGCGGAGAAATCCGTCTATGCTGCGTACTTTGACGGAGATGCGGGAGCGGGAAGAGGAGACTCTTCGCAAAGCTCGTCCGCGTAAAGCGGCGATTCTTCGCACGATCTCTGCAACGGCGGAACAGGTACAGACGGACGAGGAGTTTCTTCAGGCGGTGGAGGCAGAGCGGGTCAAGCAGGAGCATGATGCTCTCTGTGCGCGTTGCTCCTACACCGTGGACACCTGCCATGAGTGCCGCTACAACACGAAAGATTTTACGTATCGTCGCTATGATAACCCGTTCTTTGCCTGCATCCCACTGTGCGCAAAGTACAAGACGCAGCAGGAGCAGCGGCGCATTGCAAAGCTCATGGGCATCGGTGGTGTCGGCGAGCGGTTCCGTTCACGCAGCTTCGCGACGTTCCGCGAGACGCCTGCAACGAGGGCGGCTGTGCGTGCCTGCAAGCAGTTCTGCGTGGAGGTACGGGAAAATCCGAAAGCACAAGGAGTTATGCTCATCGGCGGCTACGGAACGGGAAAGACACATCTGGCCGTGGCGATTCTGCGCGAGACAGCAGAGGCGGGAATCCCCGGGATGTTCGTGGTTGTGCCTGACCTGCTCGGAAAAATGCGTGCAAGCTTTAACCTGAAGGACGGAAAGGCGGATGAGCTTGTGACGACGGCGAAGAACGCGCCGCTCCTTGTCCTTGACGATCTCGGGGCGGAGAATCCAAGCCCGTGGGTCGTGGAGCTGATCTATGTGCTGATTAACCACCGCTACGAGCACATGCTTCCGACGGTTATCACAACGAACTGCAACGGCAGAGAGCTTGAGGAGATGTTTGGCCGGCGCGTTGTAAGCCGTCTTGCAGAAATGACAGTGCCCGTGAACATCCGGGCGGGAGATTATCGCATGAAAGGAGCTGCCGTATGATCTGGCGGAGAAAACTGAAAAAGTGCCCGCTTTGTGGCGGGTGTGTAAGTATTTATTGGGGAATGACAAGAAAATACTGCGTGCAGTGCCCCTATTGCGGATTAACCACACCCGGATATTACACGGTGGAAGAAGCCGTTGATGAATGGAACGCGAAAAGAACTGAGAGGGATGCCGAGCGATGGCGCAAGGTTGAGACAGTTCCCCCGGTCGATTTTTCGCCAAAGGTATGAGAGGAGCGTGCTGAGATGGAGCTTGAAAGATGCGGTTGCTGCAGAAGGTATGTGCCTGAGCGGGAATTAGAGCCGAGCAGTGTATATGGGTTTGTTTGCGAAGATTGCTTTTGGGATAACAAGCGATACCAGAGGGAGGAGGAAGTGGAGGATGAAGCGGAATACTGGGAATGGTTGCGGAAGCAGGAACAAGACAAACAAGCCATTCGGAGAGGAACGTGCTGAGATGGATTTGAAATGGATAACGCAGATGGCAAAAAGGGTACGTGAACTGGAAGCGGAGAACAAGCGCTTGAAAGGCTTGTTGGAAGAACGCGACAACAGGAAAGAGTCCAATATGACAAAGCCGCAGCCGTGCAACATGTTTGACGTTGCGGATGGTGAGATGTGGGCAAAGGAACTGGGCAAGCACATGTATGATGTCATTAGAGATGCGATATACATGGAGCAGTTTTTTGATTGTATAGAGCGTGCGGATGAAGAGGCTCTCGCCGAAAAACTCACAGATATCATCACGGTCTGCACGTCGTGGATTAACGCGCTTGGCTATGACGAAGCGAAGCGCGGTGAGCTGCAGCGGCGCGTGAACGAGAAGAATTGTGAGAGCGGGTATTTCTGATGGGAATAATCCTTGAAGATATAAGGGTCACTACTCCGATAGAAGAACGGTGTGACATTTGCAACAGGGAAATCGCCGTATTTGAGTGTGATATGCAGACATCGTACGTCAAGACGATTATCAGTTTTAGCGATGGACACGCAGAAATGCATGATGGGCCTATTTATTGCAACAGAAAGATGTGTGAGAAGTGCGCCGTTGAAGTAAATCCCGGTATCCATTTTTGCTTGAGATGTGTTAGAGAACTGAAAAGCAAATTGGCAAATATACATTTGTGAGGAGGCGGTGACATGGCAATATATCGTCAACGTTCGGGACTTGTAGAGGCTGTCTATTTTGACGGCGAGGATTTTTTTGAGGCAGTTACAAAAGGGAAAGACAAAACACAAATATCCCCGTGGTTTCTTGAGGCGATTGCATCGTCAAAAATATTTCACGGCGTGGATGGCTGGTGGATTGCAAACGAGGAAGCAGATACTTATGGCGGACCGGATAAAAAGATATATCCTAAAAGCTTTGTAGTGTGTGATGAAGATGGGAAATGGCTACGAACGATGTCTTGCGATGAGTTTGCAAGAGAGTATGCCTTGCTTGATATGTGAGGAGGCGGCAACATGGACGAATACACACCATGCAAGAAACCCGACCCGACGGCACGGGAGGCAATCGGGAATGTGATGCGGGCACAAAAATATGAGATCACAGGGGCACGACGACGGAAAGCCTTGTCGAAGAATATGCGCCGTGAGGTATACGAGATGTACGGCGGGCACTGTGCCTACTGCGGCAGGGAGATTGACATCAAGGAGATGCAGGTCGATCATGTGCAATCGGTCTACCTCGGTGGTACGGACGAACTAAAAAATTATCTCCCCGCGTGCCGTTCATGCAATTTCTACAAGTCAACCATGAGCGTTGAGGGCTTGCGTGAGCAGCTGGGACTTATCGCCGGTCGGCTCGAAAAGTCGTTTATATTCCGACTTGCTCTTGCATACGGCTTGATTCAGCTCACAGGCAAGCCCGTCAAATTCTATTTCGAGGAGTATGATCGATGATTTTGCATACGCCACGCAGAAAGGCGAACAAATACCACGCACGCAAGACAACGGTCTACGGGCGCACCTTTGACAGCAAGCGCGAGGCGGAGTGGTATATGATGCTTCGCGAGAAACTGAGACTCGGCGAGATCAAGCACCTTGAGTGTCAGCCAACGTACACCTTGCTTGAGGGGTTCCGGGACAACCAAGGCAAGCCGCAGAAACCAATCACCTATACACCGGATTTCCTCGTCGAGTATGATGATGGCCGGCGCGAGGTGATCGAGGTCAAGGGCATGCGGACGCGGGACTATCTGCTGCGCAAGAAGCTCTTTCTGCACATGATGAGGGACAAGAATATTATCTTTCGGGAGGTGCGGTGATGGATTATCAAATTGAGTCCATGACACAGGACGAAAGCGGAATCGTCTGTGAGTTTTCCTATAATGGGCAGGAATATGAGGCTGTCATGGATGATTACGATGGTGAGTCTTATGGCATAACAATCTATCGCGGGTATGACCCGAATTTTGTGCACCTTGATTACACGGGATTTGTAAACGAGGAAGGCATGAAGAAGTGCATCCGTGATTTTATCGCGGCGATTGAGGATGGGTGGACGTGGGACTAAAGGAGGTGCGGTAGTGGAGTACAAGGTAGAGCGGATGGGCGTCGCAGGGACGCTTGCTTGTCAATTCGAGCACAAGGGGCACAGGTATTCCGCGCAGGTGGACAGGATTCCACTGGGCGGTGGAACGGGATGCACGATATGTCCCGAATGTGGATTCGATGAGCTCTACACGAAAGACAATGTCCCTTTGACGGAGGAGGGACTACTCTCGTGCATCGAGGAGTTTGTACGGATGAAGGAGGAGAGATGATGGAGGGCTGGCATAAGTACTACTGCCCGCTGCGGCCGCCTGATATTGGTGCTGTACCGCCGCGTCCTATACGTGTGGAGCATGTCGCGTGCGTGGCACATGAGCGTGAGTGTTATGGGGCTGTGTACTATGACCGTCGGCTATCGGCGGTGGAGGTTGACGCCTACGAGCTTTTAGAGGAGGAGGAGAAGAAATGACAAACGCAATCGCACCGATTTTCGACAACGAAAACGGAGAGGTGAGAATCAGCGGGCGGCAGCTGCACATGTTCTTGGAGGTACAGACGCCCTACGCGAAGTGGTTTGACCGTATGACGGAATACGGGTTCACGGAGGGCGCGGACTTTTGGACAAATTTGTCCAAAACCTCCTCCGAGCTTGGCGGACGTCCTGCGACCGACCATCTCATGACGCTCTCTATGGCAAAGGAGCTGGCAATGCTCCAACGCACCGAGAAGGGCAAGGAGGCGCGGCGGTACTTTATCCGTATCGAGGAGGAATGGAACACGCCCGAGCGGGTCATGGCACGAGCCTTGCGATTCTCTGAGCGGATTCTAAGCGACACAAAAGCCTTGCTTGCGGATGCACAGGAACAGATCGAGCGTGACCGCCCGAAGGTACTCTTTGCCGACTCTGTGAGTGCAAGTCATACGACAATCCTCATCGGCGAGCTGGCGAAGATCATCAAGCAGAACGGCGTAGACATGGGGCAGAATCGCCTTTTCCAGTGGATGCGCGAGAACGGCTATCTCGTAAGTCGGCAGGGCTCTGACTACAATATGCCGACGCAGCGGTCAATGGAGCTGGGGCTGTTTACGATCAAGGAGACGACAATCACACACGCAGACGGGCACACGTCGATCAACAAGACGACGAAGGTCACAGGCAAGGGGCAGGTGTATTTCGTCGAGAAGTTCGCACGAATGGAGGCGGTCGCATGAAGCGGTCATGTGGCGTATGTGGCAATGAGTTTGACGGGTACAGAAACCAAAAGTATTGCCCGACCTGCAAGGCGGAAGGGAAAAAGCTGTGCTCTATGTGCGGAAAAGTAATCCAAGTAGCAAAGAATCGGTATTATTGCCCCGAGTGCGAGCGCGTACGGTGGCACCAAAACCACGAGCAGACGGCAAAAAAGGCAAAGGCAGAGGTACGGACTGCCCCGCTTACGATTGATGAGAAAGCAAAGGCCGCAAAAGCGGCGGGCATGAGTTACGGCAAGTACACGGCAATGATGCGCGGGCTACTGCGGGTGTGATTGTAAGGTAGCCGTGAGGTTTTGCAAGGTACGGTGAGAAGATTAGCCGATGAAACGCCGCAAAGGCACGCCGCTCTAAGGGCGACGGCGTTGCGAGGTTATTGTGAAGTTTTGCGAGGTAGGAGAAAATGAAGATTGAGCTGTATCATGATAATTTCCAGAATTACAAGCGGTACGGGATTCCGTCGAAGGCGCAGCTTGTGATTGCGGATATCCCGTATAATCTCGGGCGCAACGCCTACGCCTCTAACCCCGTGTGGTATGAGGGCGGGGACAACAAGAACGGAGAGAGCAAGAAGGCAAACGCACAGTTCTTTCGGACGGACAATAATTTCAACATCGCCGAGTATTTCCACTTTTGCGCCCGTCTCCTGAAGAAGGAGCCGAAGGAACGCAACACTGCTCCTGCCATGATTGTGTTTTGTTCGTTCGAGCAGATGCCGATGGTCGCGGCGTACGGGAAGAAACACGGGTTTAACAACTCATATCCGTTGTTTTTTATCAAGAACACGTCAGCGCAGGTCTTGAAGGCTAATATGCGCATCGTTGGTGCAACGGAGCACGCGCTTGTGCTCTACCGTGACAAGCTGCCGAAATTCCGCAACAACGGACACATGGTACTCAACTGGATGGAGTGGAAGAGGGATGATAAAAAACTCTATCCGAAGATTCACCCGACACAAAAGCCTGTGAATCTCTTAAAGCGCTTGATTGAGATATTCACCGACCCCGGCGATGTGGTGATTGACCCTGTTGCAGGGAGCGGCGCAACGCTTAGAGCGTGTGCGGAACTGGGGCGCACGTGTTACGGTTTCGAGGTGGACAAGGATTTTTACAAGGCGGCGAAAGAGCAGATGCTTGTTTTCCCTGAGATCGAGGAACAGCGGCTTTTTGCGTAGGAGGTGCAAGATGGAAGAAATCAAATTTCGAGTGTGGGATCCGGCAGGAAAACAGATGTGCCCTGTGATCGTTGCAGATTTTCAAGACATCCAAACTAAGGCTTTTTGTCGCTTTCCAAAGTCTGGAACGCAGGGGATTATCTCCGCTGATCTGATGCAGTACACCGGCGTAAAGGACAAGAACGGCGTCGAGATTTACGAGGGTGATATTATTCGGCATCAAAGCGGAAAATACGGCACGGATTTTGAAATCAAATGGAGTCCGATCCTATGTGGGTTTACGGCTATGCAAATAGAAAGTGGACATCCGTCACCACAGTTGAACCAAGGAACTATGTGCTATTTTGAGGTGGTCGGCAACATTTACGAGAATCCGGAGTTGGTGAGCAATGAAGCAAATACTTGACACATGCTGTGGATCTCGGATGTTCTGGTTCGATAAGGAGCATCCAGCGGCCGTTTTCATGGATAACCGCAGCGTTGCCAAAACGTTGTGCGATGGCCGACGATTCGAGGTCAAGCCTGATCTGATCGCGGACTTCCGAGAGATACCATTTCCAGACGAGAGCTTCCGACTTGTCGTGTTCGACCCGCCGCATCTGTGCAGGGCCGGAAAGAGTTCATGGCTCGGCATCAAGTATGGTGTACTCGAAAGCACATGGCAGGATGATCTGCGCCGAGGATTCGAGGAGTGTATGCGCGTCCTAAAAGATTACGGCGTGTTGATCTTCAAATGGTCGGAAGATCAGATTTCTACGGCGGACATTTTGAAATTGCTTCCAGTACAGCCGCTCTTCGGGAATCGAAGGGGAAAGACAATCTGGATGGTGTTTATGAAATTTCCAGTGGAATAACAACTACAATCGCGTTTTTGTGGTTGAAAGCATCGAATATCAACAAAAAAGTGGGATATGTGACACTTATCTACGTGAAAAACGAGATGAAGGAGTGGAGATCATGAGTAAGATATATCGTTATATCCATTTTCGGGATGATGGGTACAGTAAAGGATTCGCGAGTGTTGAGGCAGCTCTTGCAGACGCGAGAAAGCGTTATTCGGCGGAAGAGAAGGTGTATATCGGTGAGGACGAAGAATATGTACCGGCTGTTTGGTATGACCGTGTTATTAAAAAACTGCAATGCGCGGTAGATATTGCGTGTACTGGCTACTACGGGGAATATGACGAGGTTGTTCCGGATGAAGCACGAGAGTCCTTGCATGACGCACTGACAGATGCACTTATGAAATGGGCTAAGGAGCATGGAATAACAAGATGGATTTATGTCCCGACAGGAAAAAAAGATGTTCTCTATGATCTGAAAACGGGAAAGCCCGTAGAGGAGGAATCCAAATGAACATCTGGATAGGCTCGGGACGGCTGACGAAAGACCCCGCCGTGAAGTACACACAGAACGGGAAGGCCGTCTGTAATTTCACGCTGGCGGTTGACGATGGTTGGGGCGAGCAGAAGAAGACACACTTTATCCCCGTGACGTGCTGGGAGAAGCTCGCCGAGGCGTGCGGGAACAATCTTGTGAAGGGGCAGAAGGTGACTGTCTCGGGGAAACTCACGCAGCGCACGTACGAGAAGGACGGAGAGAAACGTTACGCATACGATGTGCTTGCACGCGACGTTGAGTTTGGCGAGAAGGCACGCGGCGCACAGGGGAGTACGGCAGTATCCGATGAGGATATTCCGTTTTGAGGAGGGATATTGTGTTGCTGAAAATCATAGCACTGGTTATATCGTTGGCGATCGGATACGTATGGTTTATGGGATGCAACAATGCTGCTTTACACGATAGTGTTTTTCTGTATATGAAAACCTATGCTGATTTGGGGATGTTCCTAGTTATGGAGTCTATGTGTGTAACGATTGGACAGTTGATTATTGAGTTTGTAAAGACTGAGAAACGGCGATAAACCCAAAGTGGTTATGTGTCGCTCTTTTGGTGCGTAGACAGGAGGAAAAACGTGAGAGAGTACGGCGACTATATCAGGGAGACAAAGCGGCTTTTGCAGAACTATGCAAAGATGAAGGTCGCCGTCACGAATCTCACAGAAGAGATCGAGGCGCAGGAGATGATTTTGCGTGACGAATCCATATCCTCTATCCAGTACGGAGATGATCGTATCTGCGGAGGCACAAGGGAGCTGACGATTACGGAGGCGGCTGCTGCACGGCGTATCAAACTAGAGGGGCATATCGCTGACATGCGGGTACGCAGGGACGATATGGAGCGGACAATACGGGCGATAGATCGAGCCTTTGAGTCGTTGGATGATGCAGATGTAGAGCTGATACGGGAGCGCTATATTCGAGGACTGTCATGGGTAGAGATCGCGGGGGCTCTGAACTATACGGAGAAGTGGGCGAAGGAGAAGGGCGGAAAAGTGCTGCGGGATGTGGCGCTGATGTTGTTTGGGGTGACGGTAAGGCCGGCACAATTGAGACTTTGGAGATGATATTTTATGCAAAAAAAGCTTTTCTCTCAAAGACTGATAGAATATAATGTCCATATAAACAGTGAAAGAAGGATGGACATGAGTTTTAGATTTAATCTTAACGGTCAGCTACAGGCATTTTCTTTGCCTTCTTATAAGGCATTATGGCCTTTGTTTGAAACTGTAGTCAATGCCATACAATCTATAGAGGACTCGGAAAATAAAGAGTGCGGAAAAGTATTTATAAAAGCCGAACGAGATTCAGTTCAACAGATCAATATAGATGGGACTGCAACAAATGCGCCATTTGTAAGTTTTGTTGTAAAAGATAATGGGGCTGGATTTGGTAAGGATAATTATGATTCATTTTGTGAAGCATATTCAACGCTCAAATTTAAAAAAGGGTGTAAAGGTATTGGACGCTTCTTATGGCTAAAAGCCTTTGAGAATGTGCACATTGTTAGTTCTTATAAAGAAAAAGGAACGTGGTTTATTAGGGAATTTGATTTCAATATGAAACGTGAGATTGACCCAGAGGACAATGTTAAAGAAAATCTAGGGGAACATATATGGAATACAGAAGTTAGGCTGGAAAACTGTATTGAAAAATATCAAAGAAAGTTTCCTGTGACTATGGATATCTTGGCGAAGAAAATTATTGAACACTGTTTTTTGTATTTTTTGTCAGCCAGCAAATGCCCACCAATTATCTTGATGGATTCATATGGAACGGAATTGAATCTGAACAGTATGTTTGAGGAAACATTCAAAGATAATCTGCATTGTGATGAGTTAAATATAAAGAATGAAACATTTCGACTTTACCATATTCAAATGAGAGAGGGGGCTACAAAACATGAGCTTCATCTTTGTGCGAATAGTCGAGAAGTCAAATCAATAAATTTGAGTAAAGATATTCCTAATTTACAGGGGAAAATTGGAGAAGAGCAAACGTTTTATTATCAAGGCTATGTGATAAGTAAATATTTGGATGATCGTGTAACGTTAAACCGAACATCGTTTGAGTTTGAGGGTTCTGATGAGGATCAAACTCTTTTTGATGATGTGTATATCAAAGAGGATGAAATAATAGAGGCATGCAAAGAATATGTTGAAGGTTATTTGCATGATGATTTGGTGGAAATTAACACCAGAAAAAGAGAACAGATAGATGAATATGTTACAAAAGTGAAACCGCAATATAAATACTTACTGAAGTGTAGGCCAGAAGTCTATGATAGTATATCTTCGAATGTAAAAGATGAAGCACTTGATATAGAGCTACATAAAGCATCGCAAAAATGGGAATTGGATATTGCTGAACAGTCAAAGGTCATAGAGGGGAAAATAAAGAGAGGTGAATTTACGGAGAATGATTTTAATAAAATATTTAATGAATATTGTGGTGCCATTACTGGTATAAGCAAGGCCAGCCTAGCAGAATACGTCATAAGACGTAAGAGCATGCTAGATTTGCTGGAAAAGGCATTGGAGAGCAAAGAGGATGGCAAGTATTTTTCAGAAGCAACGATCCATTCTATTATTTGCCCCATGCAATACACATCTGATGATCTATCCTTTGAAGAAATGAATTTGTGGATTATTGATGATAGGTTGTCATATCACACATATTTAGCTTCAGATAAGAAAATGAGGTCATTGCCAACAATCAATGTTTCATCAGATGACCGTATGGATATTGCAATTTTTGACCAAGCAATGTCATTCTCTGCGGAGAATGATGTGTTGAATTCAATATCTATTATTGAGTTTAAGAAAGCTGGTCGTAATGATATGCAGAAAGATGATACCAATCCAATCAATCAAGTCCTTCGATACGTGAAAGAAATTCGTGATGGGAATGTGAAGAAAGGAAATGGTAGACCCTTTGGAAATGTATCAAATACAGCGTTCTTTTGTTATGTCATTGCAGATTTGACAGAAACAATGAAATTGGCAGCAGAAAATGCGAGTTTGATTAGTACGGCTGATGGTGAAGGGTATTTTGGTTACAACGCCTCTAGAAATGCGTATATAGAGGTGATTTCATACGATAAGCTTATCAAGGATGCCAAGCAACGTAATAATATCTTATTTGATAAATTGTTTAGACCGAACGTGCGAAAAACATTAAATGGACGACTTTTATAAAAAGGAGTGGTTGGTATGTTAATAATTTGAATTCTTTCCGAACGGTATTTTTAACCGACTTTTTGTTCCTTTTTACTTCCTTTTTTTCGCGGAAAAACGTGATATGATAGTAGAGTAGGAAAACTGAACATGAGGGCATCGCTTGTGCGGTGTCCTTTTTGCATGTGTGGAATCGTAAAAAAAGAAGGTGAAAGTGTGTAATGGCAAAGAAAAACCCGCCACACGGGCGGGCAGCAGATCATGTCAAGCAAGTGCTGTTTTTTTCTCGTAAAGAGCGGTGAGTGCGTCCTGTAGAACTTTTGAGATGTTGAGCTGCTCGGCTTCGGCGAAGGTGTTGAGCCATGCGGGGATCGTGAGATTCTTACGAACGGATTTGCTGCCGTACTTTGCGGCGTATGCGTCCATGTCGAGAGAAAGCAGGGAAACAAAGCCCTCGCCGATTTCGGGGTCAGGGTGAATGTCTTTGATGTCGCTTGCGGGCGGGATTTCGTTGCCGTCCTCAAGTTCACCGAGGATCCACCCCGAGGC